ACAGATCGCAAAGGACACGTGATTGGAATGTTAGAGTGGGCATTAGATTACATTGTGGGAAATATTGAAGTGGAGGAATTATAAATGAATTGGGAGATTAGAAATTTAATGTGCAATATAGAGATAGTAAAAGAAAAGTTGGAAGATGTAGCGACTACACATACATGGTTTGTAGATGGACGATTTACGAAGAGATCGTTAAAAACTAAAGAAGAAGTGGTTAATTACGGTCTAGCGTATAACGAACATAGAATTCACAACGAACAAGTTACAGAATTAATGCTTACTTATTTGGAAGAATTAGACGGTTTAATGAATAAGTTTCATGAAATAGAAAAAGCGTCACTCTCCACCGACCAAAGCGAAAGTAACGCAAATGTACAAAGTATTTATTTAAATAAATACTAGTAAATATATTAACAAAAATAAAATGATATCGAAAGGATGACTACATGGACGAAGTATCACTTTATAAAAAACATTTCGAATTTCATTCTAAATTAGATTATGTTTCAACGATTAATCTATCTAGGATAAAAGAGATAAGCAAGCGTATAAACTTTGCATCAATCTCAACAGATAGACAAGTTTTTAATAACAAAGGAAATGCATATCACCGAGAAAAAGATAATGTTGCGGGTGATTATATTAGTAATCTTACTTTAGATTATACCATAAAACCAAAAGAAATTGGGCTTGTTTATGGAACCGTCAATATCAAGACTGTTGATAAAAATGGTGAAGAAGAAAAACAATCTACGTTTAAAACTAGTCATTTTCATAACTATGCACGTTTTATAGCTGATCTAATTTCTGACAGGGTCATTTATTCAAAACAACTAGACTGCTTTATTATAGTTAAGAATAACCAGTATGAAGTGATAGACAATACAAACTTTGCGTTAACCTATCCAGTTGATAACAAGTACTATATTGATGATTTCTTAGATGTGATGTTAGAGCTTTACCGCGAACATTTAAATGTAACTCATAACTTTAAGATTTATCCATATTGCATTGCAGGTAATGACTGGGTATATGATTGCCAAAATTTAACGCTTACAGAACAAAAATTAAAAAGTGATGAGCTCTACTCAATTAAATATGACGTAGATATTAAAGATATCAATTTAGAAATACCCAGAAACTTCTTTGATTTAGTAACTGACAATAAAAAGAGTAAAAACAATTTAATGCTAACACACGCTTATACAATGTATCGAAAAATGAAATTGATACAAGCAGAAAAGTGGTTTTTACTTAAAGATTTTGGTCGTTCTGGAAAAGGTTTGTTTATGGCTACATTTGAAAAATTGATGACAGTGAACAAAGTTAATTTTGATAGCCTTATTTCTGGTGGTTTTGAATCGGCAAATGAGTGGATGAATTTTTACGGTGCAGATATAGCTCATGCTAATGAGACAGGTGAAATCACTAAACAAATGATGCGCATATTAAGAAAAATAGCAACAGGTGAAACAATTTCTGGACGTGGCATTGGAAGAAACGCATTTACATTTAAAAATAACGCCGTATTAATACTAGATACAAATGAAAGTGTCGATACTGGTGAAATTACAGCTAATACAACACGAACAGTTAAAATATCACTAAAAGATAGACCTATAAATGAAACTGATGAAGAACGTTATCAGATATTTAAGCCGTATTGGGATTTTATACAACCTAATGGCAACACTTCAGTTAATGCGTCTGTGTCATTCTTAATAACGAGTTTGGAATATTTAAAAGAAAATGGGCGAGAATTTAAATTTAAAGATGTAACGCTCAAGTATTATTTTAATGAAGATGAATTGACTGAAACTCAAATTACTATGATCAGATTGTTATCAAAACAAGGCTTTATATTAGCAGGTGATGAAACATTACAACGCTTAATAGAACAAGATTACTCAAGTTTACGTTACAAGAACGCTAAAGAAGATATGAGGAAAATTGGCATTAGTATCAATAATCAAAAGAAAATAGACGGGGTAAATACAAAAGTTCATAAAGTTGGAAACATTGAATTATTTAACATGGCTTTAGAACTAATTTCTGAACACTAAGGTTACTGTAACTCTTGGTAACTTATATAGTAACTCTAAAAATGGCGTTATAACAATTGGTAACCTATATAACTCTTATTACTGTAACATTAATCGATAACTTTTAATGTTGTTGATGATATAGGTAAAAATAAGAGTTATTAGAGTTACTGGCTACCTACAAAGGAGGTATACAATGACAGGTTATCATGTAGCGAAACACTTATTAAGTAAGAATATTGAAGTTATACCACTAAATAATCACAAAAAGCCAACTGTTTCATTTGCTGATATAGATATTACTGATGAATTCGTTGAATATCATTCTAATATTTATCATCAAACCAATGTATTGGGCGTATTAACACGAGGTGTATGGTGTATCGACATTGATGTAGATCATGAAGATGGTAAGAATGGTTTCGATAGTTTGAAACAAATACCATATTACGAAGAACTTGTTACCAATGCACAAAATACATTAGTACAGACAACGGCAAGTGGTGGGAAACATATCATATTCAAAAAGCATGACAATATCGAATACGGACAGAAGATAGGTTATTTACCATCTGTTGATATCAAAGCACATCCCAATAATTATTTTGTGCTTGCAGGTAGTCAAACAGCTAAAGGTATATACACTCATAACGGTGTCAATGTAACTGAGTATCAAGGAGAGTTTGAGAAACGAATATTTTCTAAAGCTGGTAATTACAAACAACAAGTATTAGAGCCATATTCCATTCGACGAGCACTACCTAATTATAGTTTTAGTCACGTAAGAGTTGGCAAAGGTGGAGAAGGAAAACGTGCATATCAACGCATTATAGACGGTCAAAGTGAATATAGGAACAATGATTTATATAAAGCAGTAAGTTATGCGATTCAATGTAACGTAGATATTGAGCCGTTACGTGTATTGATTGGAGATAATAAAAACGGCGATGTATTTACGGAGAGAGATTGGGAGGCGACTGTTAGAAGTGCAAGCCGTTAAAGAGGATTACAATTTAGACGAACAAGCTCAAAGGATTGGTTTAATAACTGGTATATCTAACGAAATATACTATTGTTCAATAAGTTATTTATCAACGGTTTATTTAGAATATATTGATAACACTTGGACTGCATGGCGTGAGAGTTATATTCCTAAATTAAATAAAAGAACAAGTTACAAAGTTATAGCTTCAGGAAGTTTTGAATTAGTGCTAGCTAGATTAAAGAGTTATTTAAATTATATAAAAAGGAGTAAGTGATATGAACATAGAAACTATTGTAAACCAATTTGAAACACGAGCAGGCACGTTACTAAGGTACTACACAGGATTATTAGAACATAGTAAAGTGCAACCGTGTTGCTTTAAGTTATACAATGATCCATTTGATATGGTATACGTGATGATGAACAGCAAGCTATTCGGTCATGTATATATTAAAGATTGTAAAGTAAGGCAATCATTTGAATTAGCGTCACCTAAGCACACTGAGGGGCTTATAAGAAGCATAGAGGGGCATTATGTAGGTTATGAATTACATGACGGTAAACATCTTTCTATTAGTGATATGATGGCTAGTCATTTGTTTGAAGATGAGTATTTTATGTATGGATTACAAACATATGCAGAATCAAATAATAGTGATGTGTTTGAGTACCTAGAAAATGGATTTGATACAGATACACTTGAGGGCATTCAATCAAGTAATACTGATGTGATAGCGAATATTGAAATGTTGTATCAGTTAGCTACGGGAATCAATGAACCAGCACGAGAGTTAGTTGAGGGATTAAAATTAGTAACTGAGTTTGTACAAGATGAGAATGCGACACAAGAGGATTACAAGGCGTTAGAACGTAAATTGAATGATCTAAAAGCGTCTTACTATAGCTTGAGTAAATAATGTTATGAGGGGTCACATGTAGTGTGTGGCTCCTAATAAAATACTACGATTTTATACGAGGTATAGCAGTTTAAAATGGTAAGGTTTTCGGAAGGTGTTGGCTTTTAAAATCGGAAGGTATACAGTCTTTGAGAATTGAAAAAATGGCAAGATTTGTGCAAGGTGTGCGAACTTTGTTAACGCTAATACAAGCTAAAGTTTGTGTTTTTGGCATAGGCCTAAAAGTTAAGTTTGTTCGCTGTTTGTTCGTGTTATTTTACCGAACTTAAGTTCTATATTAGGTTAATGTGAAAAGCCTAACGTTAAGTTTATAACATGATTTTATAAGTGTTATATATGATAAGCTAAACAATTGATAAAACGCGCTATAAAGCGAACGTAAGTTTGTTTTGGACCTGTAAAAATGGTATAATTTAGGTATGAAATAATTAAAAGAAAGAGGTGTAGAAATGCAAAGTATCGCAGAAAAAGAGACGTATCATTTACCCACCGAACACCTGCAAGTTTTCAATGTGATAAAAAATACGTCCAATAAGTATATTACTAAAACTAAAATCTTAAATCAATTGGGATATGAATATAATTCAAGCAATGAACGATGGTTACGAAGAGTAATCAATTCATTAGTATATGATTATGGCTATCCTATCGGATGCAGTTATAAACCTAGTGAACGTGGTTATTACATCTTTACGACAGAACAAGAAAAGCAACAAGCGATGAGAAGTATTAAGAAATTAGCTGATGGCAGTATGAAACGCTATGAAGCTTTGAAACGAATTAAAGTGTAAAGGGGATAAAAATGAAAACTGAATCGTACTTTAAAGAATACAACCAATTTGTAATAGATCAACAAAAGGCTATACAAGAATTGGAACAAGAGCGTAATGCATTGGAGAGTAAAATAAAGATAGATAAGTCCACATATAAACAGTTAATCATGGATGGACAAGATGATAAAGCAGATAACCTATATCAAGCAACAGATGCTGATGAAAAGAAACTAAAAGCACTTAATAAACGCTTAGAGACAAAGAAAAGTGTGTCGAAAGAAGTTAAATATCAAAAGACAATTGAATTATTAAAACATCAAAGCGAGTTGTCATCATTATACGAATCAGAAAAGCAATCAGCTTTAGGTAAATTAAAAAAAGTAGTCGATGCATATAATGAGATCATTGATGAAATAGAAGATATTAATGATAGATATGAAGATGAGCATCAGCAATATGCGAGTATTTATAGTCAAGAACAATTATATGATGATAAAGAGGCTAGGGAAGCATTGAATGGCTACTTTAGAGAAAATATATTTACATCATATATTAATGGTAATGATTTGCCATACGAACACAATAACAAGTTGTTTTTAAAACGTTAAAAAGAAAGGGTAATTAAATGGAAACAAAATACGAGTTAAATAATACTAAAAAGGTCGCAAATGCATTTGGTTTAAATGAAGCAGATACAAATCTATTAATAAATGCAGTTGATTTGGATATTAAAAACAATATGCAGGAGATTTCAAGTGAGTTACAACAATCAGAACAGTCTAAGCAAAAGCAATATGGTACAACGCTACAAAATTTAGCTAAGCAAAACAGGATTATTAAATAGCAATGATTGCCTATCCAATTCGGGTAGGCTCTGTTTATAGGGGTGAATAAATGAAACTGCTTAAAACGAAGAATTGTTTATATTATCGTAATGGCGACAATAAACTATCTGAGTATCAACTATTAACGCAATTTAACCCAGCATTTATTAATAAGAAAATTAAGATGTGTGAATTCCAAATTGAAAGTATGTACCATATGAGTGCGTCGACCACAACATGTGATGAAATAATGGGGGTCGTGTCTGTCTCATATCCGATTGAAAAATTAGTTATCAAAATTATTGAAACAAAAGCAGGGTTACAAAACTATAAAAATAGATCTATAAATAATACGGCGTTGTTGAAAAAGGTACTAAATCATTATACAGAAAAAGAGCAGAAGCAAGTTGTAAAATATATGCGTTCAAATGGACGATATAAGCCCTACAACGTCATTGAACGCTTACAAGTTGATTTGTATCAAGCAAGTATTAAACAACGTTCAGAACGTCAAAAACAAAGAAATACAGCAATTGAAAACAGTAAGATTGCACGAGTAAATGCATATCACCAATCTTCATATGTAAAAGTGGTGTAACAATGGATAAAAAGCAAATAAAAGACTTCGTTTGTGATTATCATAAGCGAACTAGAAGTGATGTGTTGATAGATGATGAAATAAATACCGATGAATTCTTTTCAATAGGTGATGAAAATTCTAATGAATGGATGGCAGACGATAACATTGATGATCATATTGTAAAGAATCACTTAGAAATGATTGTTGACCAAGTAGCTAATGATAAAGAGTTTTATATTTTCGATTCTTTAATACAAGGACGTAGTTTTAAAGATATTAGCAATGTCTTAGAGTGTTCAGAACAATCTGTAAGATTATGGTATGAAACCTTATTAGATAAAATTGTGGAGGTGATAGAATGAGTGAGTTAACGGCAAAACAAGCGCGTTTTGTGAATGAGTATATAAGAACACTTAATGTAACACAAAGTGCCATAAAAGCAGGCTATAGCGCAAATAGCGCACATGTGACAGGGTGTAGGTTATTGAAGAAGCCACACATCAAGCAATATATACAAGAACAAAAAGATAAGATTATAGATGAGAATGTATTAACCGCAAAAGAGTTACTACATGTGCTTACGAATGCGGCAGTCGGTGATGAAACAGAAACGAAAGAAGTTGTAGTAAAGCGTGGAGAATATAAAGAGAATCCACAAAGTGGCAAAGTACAATTAGTCTATAATGAACATGTTGAACTGATAGAGGTACCAATAAAACCTAGTGATCGTTTAAAAGCTCGTGATATGTTGGGGAAATACCATAAGTTATTTACAGATAAGCATGATATTAACGGGAATGTCCCTATATTCATTAATATTGGTGAATGGGACGGAGACGATGAGGAATTAGATAAGGCAGTGAAAGATGTATCTAACGCTAATCCTAATCATACTGTGATTGTGGATGATATTCCGTTAGAGGATTAATGAGGAATATTTACAGATAAACTAGATGTGAGTCTTGTGACACCAGAAATTGTTGATGATATAGGTGGGTTTGAGGAGTAATGTAAATAGACGCCAAGCCTATGCGATTTAGCGTTTATTAGACTTTATGATAGTGATTAAAAGTAAAAGGCTTTATAATCTGCTTGTATAGTTGTATAATTAAACCCAATTGTTTTTCATAAGGAGTATTACTATGTGCACAACAATAGATATAAGGGGTTATCATGGTACAGATAGAAGTTGCTATGATAATTTAGAAATAAATAAGGAATTCCCTGTTAATAAATTACCATCTGATTTAGGTAATGGTCTTTATCTATTTATAGACAGAAAAAATAAGGTTGGAGAAGCAATTAAAAATGCTAAAAATTATTTAGATAGATGGAAACCAAAATATGAGAAAAAAATCATTGCACAAATAGATATAAAAGTAAAAGAGAATAGATTGATGGATTTAGATGATCATGATAATCAATATGAATTTAATTCATTCGTTGAAGAAAATGAAGAAACAATATACAATGAATTAGATAAGTTGATTAATAATAATACAAAAAGTCGAGGTAATATAGACGGCTTAATAATTGAGATTATGATTAGAGAGTATAATCTTGAAATTGATGCTATCCAAAAAGAAACTTATACTCAATTTGATAAAAGCAAAAAAAGAAAAAGATCTAACATACCTAACGGTAAAGAACTTTGTATAAGACAGAATGATATTATTAAGAATAAGTGTATTTATAATGAAAATGTGGTAACTTAATATAAGTAGAGGTGATATAAATGGGTTTGAAATTAAAAGAGTATATAAATGATAGTAATAGGAAATTGGATAAAGAAACAGTTAGAAAGCACTTAGTAGATATACTAAATTACACTGTTGAAGAAAATAGTTTTCTAGATCAAATGACAGTTGGTAAAAGACTATATTCAAATCAATATAAAAACTCGCCCTCTGTATCATTAACTGTAAATCATAAAATTAAAATAAATGAAGTGACGAGTGATTTTAGCTATAAATTTTCTGATAATGAAACTCAAACTTTTAATCTTTCAAATGAGTTAGGAGTAGTAGCGTAATGGCTAGTATAGGTTTCAAAACTTACAACTTTAATCATATTAGTTATAGTAAAAATAAAGAATTAGATATTGAAAATGTTGATACTTTTGAAGTGAATAGTGATTTTTCTGCAAAAGTAGCCTTTGAAAATGAAGAAGCTTACATTATAATGGACTGCCAAATAGGTAATAATAAACCCAATTGTCCGTTTATTATAAATATGCAATTAACAGGAGTCTTTGATATCGAATATGAAAACGATGTTGAAGATAAAAATAGTTTAAAAATATTACTCACACAAAATGCTATTGCAATTTTATATCCTTATATTCGTAGTTTAGTATCTGATCTCACATCGAAAGCAAATATGTTTGATACTTTTATAATGCCTGTTGTTAATGTTGCTAAGATGATGGAGGAAAATAATAGAATTGAAATTGTTGGCTTGGATAAAAAATAGTGATTTTTAGAAAAATAATAATTATGAAAACTAAATGATTAATGAATACTAAGCTAACTTAAAAACGCCACTTATTTGTGGCGTTTTTTGTGTATAAAACGGAGTTCTATATTATATTGGTTTATATCTCATGTTTTGGGAACATAATTTAATCTAGAAGAAAAATATGATGGTAAAAATAATCAATGATAGGATTAATGTATGATATTCAGTAGTTTTAAGCAAAGAATCTAAACAAATTGGATTAGGCTATTTTGTAGTTTCTATTTATAATGTTAAAATTTTACTAAAAAGGTGGGGGATAAATGAATAATATTGGAATAATAATAACTATAATAGGGACTATTTTAACTGTGTTTAATACTATTTCTGCAATTAGGTGGAGAAGAAGGAATTATAATTATCGCAAACAAATAGATTATTATAAAAATGAACTCGAAGAAGCAAATCAGAAATATATCAAAAATTTAAACAATAAAAAAGAACTGACAGAATTTATTAATAATTTTGTTAAATTAAGTTATTCTACAATAATGTCGTGTATCAGTTTTTTATATACACTAGATTTTATTACTAAAAGTCTTACCAAAAACAACGAATATATAAGTCAGGAAAAACTAGAAAAATTATTACAAAGACATTTTAATATAAAGAAAGATATTAATATTTTAAAAACTGATACAACACAATTGTATTTACATTCATCTGACAAAAATGAAATTGCATTAGTAGGTGGTACTTTTAATGAAATTTACTTTTTAAATGAGTTTATTGAAGTTCAATTAATGAAACATTATAAAAAAGAAAAAATAAATAATAGAAAGATGAGTAAAGATATACAAAGAGCACTATTATCTAGTGAAGATGTTTTGAAAATAATGAATAAATTAGATTCTATGTTAGTTAATAAAATAAACATACTATACTCAGATAATGAAGGTGATGGAACAATGACATTTGTTACTGGCACAGAATATTTTAAATGGTATTTTCCTGAATATCCAGACAAAATAAAAACCTTGAAAATAGAAGATGTAAAAAAACATACGTTTACAGATAAATAAATATAAATTATACGCTGAGAAACGTCCTGTGTTGCAGTAAGGGATAATATTGTGTAACTAGATATGTTTATCGTAAATGTGGATCCGTGAAATATGACTTTAAACATCGCTGGTCAATCTATCTTTGCGATTGGTCGTAGATTAAAACCATATGAAACAAAATGACTTAGTGCATGGGGAATTTAGGCTATGGCTTGAAAATTGGATTAAGCTAATTATCAGCTAATAAATTTATGAAAATAGCTGAAAATCCAGAATTAAATGTCCCACCAGTGTGATATATGGGCGCAAGTATTTTATACTAATAAGCAACTCTTTTCGAACCAGAACGCACCAAAGAACACATAACATCAAACGGCGAAACTAAAATGCCGTACTAAATGTTTATGAATTTAACGGAAGAACTCAATTTTGAGCCTTGTAAAATTACATAAATTAGTTATATAAATGCTATTTATGGGTATTATATAAACGGGAGGGGCAACGTTATTACTTGCCTATTAGAACATGGAATGGTTCTGCCCCACCTAATCAG